AATCGCAAAGAAAGCATGAAAGCTGCCTTGGCCTCCAAATCAAAAGGAAAAACAAAATGATGAGACCCAACTCAAAAACACAAATGGATCAAGGTCTAGGCTTTGATGGTGCTGGCCGTGAAAGCACAGGCTCGGTGCGTGGTGGTGTGCATGTGAACAAGTGGTCAGGACATATGAATGATGGCAGGCTTGTGAACAAAGGCCGTGGTCCCACTGTGGGCAACAATGGCATGTGCGACACTCCCAAGAACCTTGGTGCCAGTGTAACCAAAGACGCAGACCGTAGACCACCAACAGCAGCCACACCCAGTGTGCCCAAGCAAGGTAGTGTACGTGACAACATCAACCGTGGAGCACAAGTGCGTGGTTCTGGTATGACAGCGGTAAAGAAGCCCTCCAACCCTGACAGCATTCGCGTGGGTCAGAGTGGTGGCACCAGTTATGGCGCTGTGACCCGAGGCAGCCGTCCAGTGGCCCCAGGCTCAACAGGTGGCATCAACTACGGCCCCAAGAGCCAATACTAAGGACTAGAACAAAATGGTTCCATTTACTCCTATTGGTCGTTCTGCTGTGGTAGACTACGCAGGCGACTCCACTGACACTTCAATCACCATAACCACAGGCAACAACGGTATGCCTGATGTGTTGTATTGTGTGAACGAAGACGCTGCCAACATCGTGGCTGTGAACATTTCGTTTGATGCCTCTGATACCAATGCCATTGTGCCCACAAGCGGTGCAGACGGCTTGGGCGCTGTGATTCCACCATATGGTTATGCCATGTTGGCCATACCCAACGCTGCCAATCTTACCGGCAACATCTATGTGAGTGCTGCTGGCCATTCAGGCACAGGCTCAGTGTACATCACGCCCGGCGTGCTGTTAAAATAATCAAGGTGAACAACATGAGAACATCAACCAAAAACATGCAAGCCCGAGAGATCAACCAAAAGCGTGGTCCCACAACAGGCAATGAGAACCCTGGAAGCAAACGTGCTGACTTCATGAGCGAGAAGTCAAAGTCTGGTTCAGAGAAATCAGCACTGGCCAACATGGTAACAGACGCAGTGGCACGCAGAGGCGAACTCATGCGATCAGTAAGAGATCCAGCAGTGGAGCCACTCAAGCCCAAGGTCAATGTTGGTCGTGGCCCCACAAAAGGCAACGCTGCTCGTCAACAGAAGTCTGCAGCCGCTCGCAAGGGTGCCTTAGGCGCCAGTTCCGGTTATTGATTAACCCCCACTTGAACACACAAGGGTGTGTTCAAGTTTATGTTCGAGACAAGGAAAAGACATGAACAAAAAACCCATCGCCAACGACAAAGAAAACATCTGGGATGACGCAGCAGACACTGTGACACCAGTTGAACCAGAAGTCCGACCCACAAAACTCAAGAAGCCAGCAGAGCCAGCACCCATGGATCGTGAATTCGATCTAGAAGGTCTCATGACAGACTTCCCCACTGCCAAGGACTTGGAACGCTTTGTGTATGATGAAACAGGCATTGTGCTGAACCTCAAAGGTCGTGCCAACAAACTCAAATACCAAATAGCCATGGACACCTTGAATGGTGTGAATGTTGACCAAAAGTTCATTGGCAAGGACAATCCTTACCTGGACAAGACTGACCTTGTGCCGGAAGAGCCCATGAAGACCTTGCCATCACGTGATCCGTCAATCCCCGGCCGTGCAGACCTACAGAATGAATTCTTCACTGCGTTTGTGCCACACTCTGATGCGGAGTATCACTCTCAAGGTCGCAAGATGCACTGCACATTCAAGAAGTACAAGAATGGCATGATCACCTATGAAGTGATTGGTCCTATTGAACCACGACCCTACGGTGAAAAGATTGACAAGTGGGGCAAGGTACGTCCCGAGATCATTCGCTGGGTAGATCCTAGAACAGGTGAACAGATTGTGCAGCGTAGTGATGGCACACTCACTCCCATTGGTCGACGACTACGTGCCATGATGCAGACCTTCCGTTACAACACAACCAATCAATGGGTGCGTTATGTGGACAGAGACTTCATCAGCCTGGACCACAAGGCCGCTATCAATCCCTGGGACCTGGAATCATAATGACACAACCTACTCCTCAAGTGAGAGATGGTATCATTCACAACGCAGTGGAATCACGACGTGCGGACGACACCAAGATCCTACAAAAGGTCAATGCTGTGAACCGTGAAGCGTTTACACAGCGTTTTCCCAATCAGATTGAACACCACATGCGCTTGATCTCGGAACGACTACAAGCATGTCTAACCAAGCCCCCGACCTTTGTAATGGACCAACCAGACACATGGCCAGCCTCTGCAGATGAAATATTTGCCCTATCACACGCACTGAAAAATCTAAATGAAGTGCGTAGAGACTGGCGACTACCTGATGTAGAATAATGCTTGATCCTGTTATCCTAATGCGTAGAGCCCTGCGCTGGGTCATGGATTCAAACTCAATCCCACATCAAGCCTGGCCCACGCTCACAGCAGATGTTCAGGCACATCTACAGGACCTGACAATTGCTGTGGCTGATGACATGCGCTACAATGGACTCAAATACTTTCGTCCGTTTGAACATCAGAAGAAATTCTTTCGCACCACCACAGATCGCAGAGGCATACTTGCTGCCAATCGTATTGGTAAGACCGTAAGCACCTGTTATGAAACTGCCTACCATCTCACAGGACAGTATCCTGCGTGGTGGACTGGACACAGGTTTGACAAGCCCATTACAGTGATGGTGGCAGGTGAAGGCTGGAGTCAGGTTGCTCTAGTGCTACAACAAGAGCTGTTGGGCACACCTGATGTGAAACTGCGTGATCAACTAGGCACAGGAGCCATACCAAGAGATGCCATTGTGGTTGATACCATGCGCGGAGATGGTGCCAACTGTATTGGTGTAGAGATACGCCATGTGTCAGGATCAAAGAGCTACCTGTTGTTTGCCAACTACACACAGGAAGTGCGTCAGCTGCAGGGTTTTAAACTGAACCTTGCAGTGTTTGACGAGCAACCACCAGATGACTTCTTTTCAGAGATAGTCACACGTACTGCCACCACACAAGGTATGGTCATGTGCTCATTTACGCCACTCAAAGGACTCAACGGCTTGGTATCAAAATTTTGGAATCGTGAAGAGGGTTATGACTATGTGCGTGTGGCCTGGGATGACGTGCCTGAATATGATCCCTGGGGTGAACCATTCCTGTTACAGAGCACAAGAGATCAATTGGAGCGTGACTATCTCCCACACGAGCGTGAAGCACGCATGCAAGGCAAGCCCATTCAGGGCAAAGGTGCTGTGTTTCAGGTTCGTGAATGGCCCACCTACAAGCCCAGTGAGATTGACTTCCGCAACCTGCCCAACATACATCGTATCATTGCTTTGGACTTGGGCCTGGTCAACGACAAGACTGTTATCTCCCTAATGTATTGGGATCCTTATGAACGAACAGCATATCTACACAAACAGATCCTGGTGCAGGGCATTGAAGAAGCAGTGCCCACACAGTATATCAATCATTTACTTCGTCCTGAAGTGTTTGGCACTCCTATTGTGCTACCTGCTGACGCAAGCACTGCTGGCAGATACACCATGAGCAGTTCCAGCATAAGAGAACTGTTTGAATCATATGAACTCAATGTGTATGGCCGGGCCATTATGAATCCACCTGACTCTGAAGGCCGTGTGACCAATCACAAGAGCTATGGCATCAACCAGATGCGTCAGATGCTGGAAGTGGGCAGCCTCATGATCAACGAGAACTGTGTGGACTTCCTGCGTGAAGCACAGAACTACTATGTGGACAGCCAGGGCAGGTTTAGTGACCCAGATGACTGTATTGATTCAGCAAGATATGCTATACTGGGTTGTCTCAATGGTTTGGCAGAACCTTGGGACAATCGCTCACCACAACAACGCATGGCAGCACAACGTGATAGATATGTGCGTAGAGATGAATCCGCCAAGCCTGCGTGGAAACGCTCTTACTCACCGGACACATGATGACAACAAAACTACCCACTTGGTCAGTGTACAAATTCCTACCACTTGAAGAACGCGAACGCATTCACATACAATGGTGCCGGCGACACCGCAAGGATCCCAACTCAGAGGCAGATGTTGATGAGTTCTTTGACGAGATGGAACTGGTACCTGAACCTGATGTCAACGCACCTAAACCTGTGTACACAGGTAAGCCACGTGGACGCCCTAGAAAGGAATCAGTATGACAGAACCTGAAGACGACGGTATTGCACACTCAAGAATCTACATGGGTCAACGCCTAATGTTGCTGTGCCATCGACACGCCCTGGCCTTGATAGACCTTGCAGATGGCAATGGCGTGCGGCTACGCATAGAGCCATTGGAGATTGAAGACTTTGGTCAGGAGTGTCGTGCTTGTCTAGCAGCAGATCCTGATCCAGCACCTGAAATCATAATCACACACTAAACCCAGGGATTTGGTGGTACCACTAAATAATGTATCCTGAGGATAAAGCCCAATGCTTGACATAAAAAATATACCTGTTGAAAAGATCAACCAGAACCGTCGCCAAAACGCCAACTTTGTGCGCATGAAAAATCAGATGGATGTGAAGATGGCTTCATATCTACGCTACCTAGGCACCAAGAACGCAGTGAACCGTGCCAGTGACTACCACTACCTGGTGTTGGCTGTAACAGACTCAACTGCACCCGTAAACGGCATAGATTATATTCACCCGAGTGTAAAACCTGCTGTGGACTATGCCACTGCTGTGATCACCAAGGGCCTGGTGCCCAACGGTGAAATCAATTTTGAGTTTGTGCCAGATTCAGAAGAGGACGAAGCAGCCGCACGTCAAGCCACTGAGATGGTTAGCAAGGTTGTGAACCAAATGAATGACCCGCACTTTATCATGGAACGCTGGGTGATGGATGCTGCCATGCACAAAAATGGCATGATGATGATCAAGCCCATACGTGAACAGATTGTGCGTTATGTCACAACAGAAGGCACAAGTGATCAACTGCGGGCGTTTGAACAACAAGCAGCGGAATCAGGACTCACTGCCTTGCGTCAGAGTCGTCGTAGACTCACAGTGGACCTAGAAGCTGTGGCAGCTGAAATGGGTCAAGGTCTTGCCGAACAACGAGACACACAATTCAAGTCAGTGATGCAGAGTCGCATTGATGGCTTGCAGGAACTAGATGATGATGTCACGCCAGAAGACATTGCTGCCAACGGTGCGGCTGCTGTGGCCACAGTTGTGGATGACCAGACACAATTGCTGGACGATGCCATTAGTAGAAACACCATCTACTCAGCCAAATACAAGCTCACAGGCTATTCAATCAACATCAAATTTCACCCAATTGCACAGCACTACTGGATCTGTGATCCCACTGTGCCAGAAATGCGTGAACAACCTTTCTGTGGCTACTATGATCCCATGAGTATTCAAGAAGCCATTGAACTGTATCCAGATATCAACCTGGAAGAATTTAGAACACACGCTGAATACAACATGAATGGTGCCTATCAAGCTGGTTCAGTGTTGAACAACTTGGCCATTCACGCCAGAGACTCAGTGCCAGTTATGGGTATTCCTGTATCGTCAGCGGCATCAGCAGATCCAGACAGTCGCCAAGTAAGTATTGTCACAGTTTGGAACCGTTATGACATTGACGGTGACGGTGAATTAGAACTAGTTGAACTGATCTATAGTGGTTCATACATCATCTCCGCACGTGAAGTGGAGTTTATTCCTGTGGCCAACATGTGTCCCAAGCCACTACCAGGCAACTTCTATGGCATGAGCATTGCTGAGTCAGTTATTCCCATGCAGGAATACGCAACATCGGCCGCCAGAGCCGAGATCCAGTTGGGCCTCTTGACAGCAACGCCAAGATTGGGTGTTAAACCCGACAGACTGGACTTTGAAATGCTACAGGATGGCGAAGCTGCCATCTTTATCTTGGACTCCAAATTCAATCCTGCCACAGACGTGTATGCTGTGCCACCACCAAGTGGCAACCTGCAGTTCTTGGAAGTGGCCATGAACCGTATTCAGCAGGACACCATGAGCATGATTGGCATGACCACACCACAAGACGTGTTCAATCCCGAAGTCATGGCACCTGGCAACTCCGGTATCAAACTACAAATGGCTCTTACGCCCAACCAAATCATACAAGACAACACAGTTCGCAACTGTGCTGAAGGCTTGAGAGAAGCCCTGTGGCTGACCTGGCGCACTCTAATCCAGTATGGCGACGATTACGGTGTAAAGAAACTGGCTGCCAGTTCACACCCAGACAAACTGCCCATTTACCTGGACTATCAAGCCTTTGACGACATGAACTTTTGTGATCGCAAACAGGTGCACATTGAATTGGCGCTGGGCATGATGTCAGAAGAGAATGCTCTGGCCCGCACACAGATTATTCAGAAGTGTCAGCAGGATCTGTACAACACAGTACAAGGCATGGTTCAATCCGGCACACTAACTCCGGACATATTCAAGAAGGTCAAGAAGCCGTTTGAAGACATACTGTATCAACTGGGTGTGAAAGACTGCGATACCTACTTGCCAAGTGATGCGGAAGTCAAGACCATGATTGATCAAGCTGAACAAGCTGCCAAAACACGTGAACCAAGTGCAGCAGACAAGAAAGACCTAAGCCAGGCCAACCTAAACGACACCCGTGCCAAGCAAATACAAGCAGAAGTTGCAGGCGAGGACGCAGAGTCGCAACTGGACTTCATGAGCATGGCAGCCGGAGACCCCAAAGTTTACAGTTAAAGATTTTTAAGGAACAGATATGATACAAGATGATGTGGTAGAGGCGTTTAACACACGCATGACAGTGGATCTAAACAACTACAAGAAATTTACACCTGCACAAAGGGATCAAGCCAAGAAGTATGGAAGTGACGCAGAAGCACTGTTAAAGAACCGTGAACTGGCTCTCTTTGTGCACCACTTCAAGTTTGATCTCGCGGATGGCCTAATCACCATCCTGGGCCATTCAGCGGACGACAATGCTAGAAGAGTAGCAGTGGCCAATCAACTCACAGGCATGGACGCATTCATAGCCAGTCTGAAACGTGCAGTGATGATGCGCAATAGAATTATAGAGTGGGAAAACACCCAAAATCAATAATCATGACTTTTTGTCATTGTGACTAAATATCTTTACAACGGTAACCCCAGGGCCCGATTTGAAACAAGGAAATTTAATGACAACCATGATCACGCCTAATAGTCCTGACCCAGTGACTACGGCCAATGACAACCCAGCAGTCCCTAGCCTGGACTCAATTGCACAAAAGATGGCCGCCATGCGAGAGCATACTGAGCGTAACCTAATTCGTGCAACCGAGCAGACTGCAACAGGAGTAGAAGAGGAATCTTCCGAGCCTGTGGCCCACGAGAGTGTAGAGCCAGAAGTTGCTGATACTGAAGATACAGAATACGCAAGCGACGATTTGAACGCTGATGCCCCTGAAGAGGTAAGCCCAGACAACTCAAATAGTTCAGCAGATGATCTTATTGACTTTATTGAATTTGCAGAGACTAATCCCAATGCCAAATTCAAATTTACCCGCAATGGTAAAGAAGTTGTGATTGATGCCAAACGAGCCGCTGCCATTCTAGGTCAAGGTGGAGCAATACACGAAGATGCACGCCAGTTAAAGGTTGAGCGAGCCGAGTTTGATGAATATCTTCAAGCCCAGCGAGCACAACAAGAAGGACTAACACTGGCTATGGAGTTTACTGTAGAGCCACGCTTGCAAGGTGCCTACGATGAGATTGTTAAAACGCAAGGTTACCAAACCACGTTCCAACAACAACTTGCTAAAACGCAAGATCCTGGACAACGTGCCAGAATTGAAGCCAGCATGAGACAGAATGAACAATACATTCGTCAACAGCAAAGTGTTATTGGTGAATTGAAACCAGCAGTGGATCAATTCAGACAAGTTCGTAGAAATCAAGTGAGCGAAAGATTAGAAGCCGCACGCAAAGGGTTCCAGGACAAGGAGTTGAGAAACGAATATGTCTACAACGAACTGCGTGACAAGGTTGCTAAGATTTGGCCACAGGCACATAGCGAGATTATTCCTGGCATTGCCAATATTGATTTGATCAGTTCAGATGAGAGTTTGATGGCCTTGGTGCGCGATGGTTTAAAATACCGTGGCAAGCCTGTCACAAAATCAGCAGGCAGTTCAATGGCAGCATTGACCAGCCGCAAAGGATCATCCACAAACCGATCAACTGAAGATGGCATGAGCAAACTTCGTGAACAAGCCAAAGCCGGCGATAAAAAAGCCGGAGACAACTTACTGGTGCAGCGTTTACAACAAATACGCGGCGGCAGAAGATAATAGCCAACATTCAAGGAGAATAAAATGGCAGAAATTACAACAAGTCAAATTGGTAACGGTACTACAGCATACGGCAGTGACATCGTTGTCAAGGATCTGGATCTAGACGTATCCAACCGCGTTAACTCTTGAGCGCCCTTACACAGTAATGTGTATTGAATAACTTTGTGAAAACGGTGAAACTCTTAGCAAGTAAAGTTGAAGACAATACCGTGCCAAGCCAACTAAGTTGGAAGGTGTAACGACTAGACCGCGAGGTCGTAGGGGCAAGTGCTCCGAAGTGCAAAGGATCCTGTAAAGGATTGTGAGATAGTCTAATCTGTATAGAAATATACAGCAGCTGATAAGGCGGTGAAGAAACTAACGATTTTTTCGCGAATACAAATGAAAAGACGACACACCAGTGCTCAACATGTGTATGAGCAAAAAACGCAAGGTCAATTCAACATTGCCTTTGTGGACAGATGACATCTATCGACTGCCTGCTGCTCAAGCCGTGGACGAAGGTGCTGCTGTATCTACATCAAACGCAGAATCAAATCAGCGTTACAACCTGGGCAACTACACACAGATCTTCCAGACAACTATTGCAGCTTCAGGAACAGCTCGTGCTGTGATGCAGGCTGGTGGTGACCCACAAGCATACCAAGAAGTCAAGCAGCTGATCGAACTCATGTTCGACGTTGAAATGCAGTTGGTTCGTGCTGACCAAATCGGCACACAGTATTCAGGTCAATCTGGTACTGCTATTACCAATCCAACAACTGCCCAAACAGGCGGTCGTCGTATGGGTTCATTGAATAGTTTCGCAGGAACGCACAGTTTCAACCCAAGCAATAGTGGCACAGCCAACATCACCACAAACACCAACAACGCCAGTTCTGACTCTAGCACTGCCAACGTTGGTAACTTGAACATCAGCGCCAATGGTACTGAGTTCTACACAGGAACATTTACCAACCAATTGTTCCAGCCTGTGTTGTACAAGCAATTGGTAACAACTGCTGAACAGCGTTACAATGCCAAGATCCGCACCATGGTTGTTCCAACCAGCCTGCGCACCATGATCTCTGACAACATTGTGAACTCCAACACCAGCATCAACCGTCGTAACGTTGAGCGTGGTGACACAATCCAGACTTATGAAGGCGACTTCAACTACACATACGAAATCTATGATTCCTGGATCATGGACCAAGCAGGTGTAAGCGATCAGATCTACTTCATGAACGAAGATGTTCTACAGTGGGGCTCCTTGCGTGACCTAGGACCTAATAATGAAGTTTTTAGCAACGCCGACGCCAGTCTGGATCAATTTCTTCTTGAAGGAACCTTGATTTGTAGGAACCCTGCGGGCGTCGGAGTTCTACACAACATCTCCGCAACAGGCGCTGCTGTATCAGGCGCACGAACAAGCACATTTGTTCAGCGTGTGAACACAGGTGCTGGCGACAGCTATTGATTCTACTCCTAGCGAGCAAATCAATCAACAAAAGGGCTCAGGCCCTTTTGTCATGACTAGCCCTGGTATTTCAGGGTCACACTAAATACTTGCATGAGTGATGATCTAAACAAACCCGAATACCTCAGCGACACTGATCCTGAACGAAATTACGACTACTGGCGTCAAGACCACGGTGGCACAGTCACCAACCACAATGGCATAGCAGATGTGCTGCTGAAAAACGACAAACTATACAATGCCATGAAAGGCGACTGGAAACGCACCAGTTTGAGTGGCAGTCAAAACATCATAACCACCACAGGTCGTGAAGATGGCAAGTTCTACATCCGTCGTGAACAAAAGAATGCTGAAGCAGTGGCACGACGCTGTCAGGCCTATCGCAAAGCAGTGGAAGCCGGACACAATGATCCACTTGCACCCATTGGCGATGACGGCAAACTCACCTACAAATGGATGGACTTGCCCAATGTTGTGAGCATCCGTATCAGTGATCAGTATTTTGGTGGCATGCCTTGGGCAGCCATCAAACATGATCGTAATTTAAAAGCACAATTCTACCGGGTAGTAGAACGCGAGTACAATCAGTACGTGTGCTATCCAGGCGGAAAGCTGCCTATACCTGTTGATGTGCCTTATCCCACACGAGCAGGCGAAAAACGCTTTTTCAAAGGAATTTAAAACATGTTTGTAATCCCCACAGGCGATGCGCTGGTATCTTATATCAAGGACTTTACTGGTTCAACCAATGACGCTGAAGTCAAGCAGTGTATCTTTCTAGCAGAACTATCAATGCGTAACGTTGAGTTACCTGCACTACGCTCTGATCCCTATGCTGCCGAAAACATTGGCGTGGCTGATTCTGAAGGTTACATTCCCATTCCCGATGACATGAACAAGCCCATCTTGTTTTTCAAACAAGGCAATCCAGGCGGGCAACAATCAAGCCAAACAGGTCCATGGATTGTGTATGACCGTATTGGTGACAGAGACATCATCACACAGGGCATGATTGCTCAACTATATCTTTCACCTGTGAACGTGCCTGCTGTGATTCGTGGCAAGTTCTCAGAAGTGGCTGACAAGTATCACTTCTTGCCTTACATTGCTCAAGGCGATCTAATCAACTTGTATTACTACAAGGCCTGGCCCTTGTTGTTCTCACCTGTTAATGATGAACTGATTTCAACCACAGGCACAGTGGGTTCAATTGTGGGCGCCGGCTCACCTTGGCAAGCCACCATCACAGGCATGAGCACCACAACAGGACTTGCTCCAGGCGACATCATCACTGCCACCAACGGCACAGGATCATTGGGTGGTGCAGGTGTGTACACAGTGGACACTGTGGTGAGCAATACTAGTATCACATTCATAGCCACAGGCGGAACTACTCCTGTTGCAGGCACCATAACCAATATTTCGCTGGCTGACCAGACCATACAATCAAACGCTGTGTTGCAGACATGGCCAGAAGGCTATGTGTATGCTACCTTGCGTGAATACTACATCAAACGCCACAATCCAGAAGATGCTGCGGTATACGGCGCCAAATTTGACAATGCTTGGAATCAAGTGGAAGATCAAAACAACAAAGGCAAGTGGTCAGGCGGCCACACACGCTTTACATCAGTATGGCAACCGCGCCAGTATCGCCAATACAACATCAAATAAGGACACGCCGAGATGTCAACAACTTCAAGTAAAAACTTTACCACACTGTACTCTGGTGCAGGATCAGTGGTGCCGCAAGGAGCCTATGGCAATGCCAATGTTGTGAGCCTGCTGAGTGTGGGCACAGATGGTGCCAACACAGTGGGCAACATCACTGCCACTGGCGCCATTACTGGCAGCTCACTCAGTGTGTCTGGCAATGTCACAGCCGGCAATGTCACAGCTGGCACAGTTACTGGCAATCTAGTGGGTGGAGCAGTCACTGCCACAACAATTTCTGCCACTGGCAACGTGGTCACTGATGGATATTTTGTAGGTAACTTTGCTGGCAACATCACAGGCAACCTAACAGTGCCTGGATCAAACACACAAGTTCTGTTCAACAACAACGGCAATGCAGGTGCCAGTGCTGATTTCACATTCAACGACTCAACCAATTTGTTAAGTGTCACAGGCAATGTGCAGGCCAATTACTTTTTAGGTAATGGTTCACAACTCACTGGCTTGCCTGCCACATACGGCAATGCCAATGTCACAACATTGTTGGCTGCTCTGGGATCAAATACAATCAGTTCAACAGGCAACATCACAACTACAGCCAATGTGTCAGGTGGATTCATTCTAGGCAACGGATCACAACTCACAGGATTGCCAGCCACGTATTCAAATGCCAATGTCACATCACTCATGGCAGCATTTGGCTCAAACACTATTTCCAGCACAGGTAACATAACCACAACAGCCAATGTGTCAGGTGGATTCTTTCTAGGCAATGGATCACAACTTACGGGGCTGCCTGCCACATATGGCAATGCCAATGTGGCAGCCAATCTAGCAGCTTTTGCAACCAATCCCATATCCACAAGCGGAAATATCACAGCAGGATACTTTATTGGTGATGGCAGTTTGATTACCAATTTGCCTGGCGGCAGTTACGGTAACTCAAACGTGTCGTCTTTGCTGGCTGCGTTTGGTTCAAACACAATTTCAACCACAGGCAACGTCACAAGTGGCAATGTTATCTCTAGCGGAAAAATCAGCAGCGCAGGAAACATTGATCTAGCAAGTAATCTAAATATTCAAGGCACAACCTTGCTGGGCGGCAGCACACTTGTTAGTTTTGCTGGAAATCCTTTGTACATGGGCAGTTACAACACTGGCAATACTATTGGCAATGCTTTGGTGGTTGCTGACGGTGCCAATGGCATAATTCAATTGTACAGCCCATCGGTGGCCAATGATGGCTGGATATTCAACAATGCCAACGGCAACCTGACCTTGCCAGGCAATACTAGTGCCATCAACTATGCCAATGGCGTAAACATTCTAACATCTGCTGCTGGCACTTATGGCAATGCCAATGTGGCCAACTTCTTAGGCAACGGGTTTGGGTCTAACACCATTGTCACAACAGGTAATATCACTGCTGGCAATATTAACACCACAGGCAACATATCATCTGACCAACAAACCATCATAGGCACTGCCAATGCCACTGCCAGTTCAACAGGCAACATTGTGGTGTCTGGCAAAAACATAGCCACTGATGTGGTGTTTGCTCCTGATGTGTCAACCACAACCGCACCCACAGGCGGTCGTGTGCTGGTAGGCACAGGTGTGGCAGGCAACACTTCAATTGCAGCCTGGGATCCCAGCAATGTATTGCGTGGTCCGCGTGTGGCCATCATGGATAGTTACACCAAGAACAATGCTGCTGTGATCGGTGGAGCATTGACCACCTGGGCCGCAGCCAGTTTAGATGGCAACATCACAGCAGCTGGATCAAGAGTTCACGGTATCAGCAGTTGGGTAAATGTATCAGGCGGAGCCGCAGGCAATACCTATCTTACCACAGGTGGCGGAGCAATCAACAATGGTCTAAATGCCTTGAGCGGCGTGTTAAATCTTGGTGGTGCCAACCCCAACCTTGTGACACAAATTGGTGCCAACATCACCACCAGATATGCCACTGCCACATCAGGCATACTTCAGTTCAACGGCAACGGCACCGTGGTAGGCAACGGCTACGGACATATCAGCACCGTGTTTAACAATGCCACAGGCAATATCTCAATTGCCAATGTGGCGGCTTATGGCATGGGCTTGACGGATCTTGTGACAACCACTGCTAATATAGGCAACACCATTGGCTACTTGTTCCCTGATCACGCTGTTGGACAGTTTGGACTTCAAGGCATTGGCTCAAGTTTCCAAAGAGGCAACTTGTATGCGTTCATGAACACAGGCAACTTGGCACAGGTGCGCCTGGGCAGCACCATAGAACAACACTACTACGCCTATCCCATACCAACCACTACAGGCAATGTCACCATCAACGCTGTGAATGGTCAAGTGCAGACTGTGACACCCACAGGTGCAATGGCCATTACAGATGTCACAAACTTGGTCACCAGTGCTTTCAACACCCCATTGGGCACCACAATACCACAGAGTCAGAGCGTGACTGTGCAGATTCGTCAAGGTGCCACAGGCTACGCAGTGACCTTGCCCTCAACCCTGGGCGGTGGCCCTGTGTCATATGCGGATGGTTTCAACACCGTGAGCACTACTGCTCAATCAACCACTACAGTTACATTTTATCAGGCACCTTCAGGTACCACAGGCAGCACACCATTCTATTGTGAAGTTAAAACAAGTGACGCAGGCGGAGGCGCAGCAGGCAATGATGGCTTGATCCAGTTCAACATTGGTGGTGCCAGCCTAACAGGCGGTCGCTTGGGTGCCACTGGCAACTTGTTCTGGAGCAACACCAACCAGACACTACAGACTCAAAACTGCAATGTGGTGGCCGACCTAAATGCCCTGGGCAACATCAATGGTGGCACCTTAAACACAGGTGGATCAATTAGTGCTACTGGTAATATCACAGGTGGCAACCTACGCACCAGCGGGTTAGTTAGTGCCACCGGTAATATCACAGGTGGCAACATTACCACCACAGGCATCAGCACACTGGGATCACTAAAGACCTATTCTGAAGCACAATACACCTTGGCCACTTCAGGCACAGTGAATATTGATAAAACCAATGCGCAGGTTCAATATCTTGCACCCACAGCCAATGTCACAATTGGCAGTCTGACAAACTTTGTGACTTCTCAAGGTGGTCAAAATCAGGCAGACACAGTGACCTTGATAATCAAACAAGGTGCCACGCCTTACACCATTACAATGCCCACAGGCAATGCCGCAATCAAGTATGCTGGCAATGTCACCACAGTTGGCACCACTGCCAACTCAGTCACAATGGCATCAATTTCAGCTGCCAATGTAGGTGGCGCAGCCCTGTATCTTGTGACCGTATCACCGGAGTTTGTGTAATGCTAGGCGCCGCACGTACAGCTGAACTGGCAGGCTGGTGGTATAA